CGCGCCGAGCTGGAGTACGACCGCAAGCGAGACCCCGACAAGTTCAGGCACGTCTGGGCAGGCGAGTACCTGCGCAACTCGGAGCGGCGCGTCTTCAAGAACTGGCGCGTCGAGGAGTTCGAGGCCCCGCGCGATGCGGTCATCCGCTTCGGCGCAGACTGGGGCTTCGCGGTCGACCCGACGGTGCTCGTGCGCTGCTACATCGAAGGCCGCACGCTCTACGTCGACTTCGAGGCGTACGGCGTCGGCGTCGAGATTGTCGACACGCCCGCGCTCTTCCTCACGGTGCCCGGCTCGGAGACGTGGCCCATCGTCGCTGACTCGGCGCGTCCCGAGACCATCGCGCACATGCGGCGGCACGGCTTCCCGAAGATCATGGCGGCGGTCAAAGGTCCGCGCTCGCTCGAAGAAGGCGTTGAGTGGCTGAAGTCGCACGACATCGTTGTTCACCCGCGCTGCGTGCACCTCATCGACGAGCTCACGCTCTACGCCTACAAGGCCGACCCGCTGACGGGCGCGGTCCTTCCGGTGCTCGACGACCGCGACAACCACGTGATCGACGCCCTGCGCTACGCCTGCGAAGGCGCGCGTCGAGTGCAGGCCGCGAAGCCTGTGCAACTCCAGCCACCGCAACCCGTGGCGCACGCCTGGCGTCGGTGATAGGTGCGGACCATGGCCGAGACGAAGGAAGCGAAGCTCGCACGCATTCACGACGAGGCGCTTCGTCGCTTCAACACGATCCAATTTGCGCTTCAGGATGAGAGGCGTCAGTGCCTCGATGACCGGCGCTTCTACAGCATCGCGGGCGCGCAGTGGGAAGGCCCGCTGCAACGCCAGTTCGAGAACAGGCCGCGCCTCGAAGTGAACAAGGTTGCGCTGAGCGTAATGCGCATCATCAACGAGTACCGCGCGAACCGCATCACGGTCGATTACGTCCCGAAGGACGGCCGCGAGGCCGACAAGCTCGCCGACCTCTGCGACGGGCTCTATCGCGCCGACGAGCAAGACAGCGTTGCCGACGAGGCCTATGACAACGCATTCGAGGAAGCCGTCGGCGGCGGTATGGGCGCGTGGCGTCTTCGCTCCGTGCTCGAAGACGAGCTCGACCCCGAGAACGAGAAGCAGCGCATCCGCATCGAGCCTATCTTCGACGCTGACACGTCGGTCTACTTCGACCTCGACGCGAAGCGGCAGGACAAGTCGGATGCGCGCTACTGCTTCGTCATCTCGTCGATGACGCCCGAGGAGTACGAGGCGCAGTTCGAGGACAACCCGTCGAGCTGGCCGAAGCAAATCTACGAGACGTACTTCGACTGGTGCTCTCCTGACGTTGTGTACATCGCCGAGTACTACCGCGTCGAAGAGCGCACGGAGACGCTGCGCGTCTTCCGCCTGCTCGACGGCTCCGAGCAGACGTACACGCGCGCCGACTTCGACGAAGACGAGACGCTCGAACAGATGCTCGCGTCGACCGGCGCGACCGAGCTGCCGTCGAAGCGTCGCAAGACGCGCCGCGTGCACAAGTACCTGCTCTCCGGCGGTCGCGTGCTCGAAGACTTCGGTCTCATCGCAGGGCCGAACATCCCGATCATTGTCACGTACGGCAAGCGCTGGTTCGTGGATAACGTCGAGCGTTGCATGGGCCACGTTCGCCTCGCGAAAGACGCGCAGCGCATCGCGAACATGCAGCGTTCAAAGCTCGCCGAGATCAGCGCGCTCTCGTCGGTCGAGAAGCCGCTCTTCGACCCTGAGCAGGTCGCGGGCCATCAATGGATGTGGGAGCAAGACAACCTGCGCAACTTCCCGTATCTGCTGCTGAACCGCATCACGAACCCCGACGGTTCGGAAGCGCCCTCGGGGCCGCTCGGCTACACGAAGCCGCCTCAGGTTCCGCCCGCGCTCGCGGCGCTGATTCAGATCGCCGAGCAGGACATGCGCGACGTGCTCGGCAACGCCGAGGCAGGCGAGCAAGTGCGCGCGAACGTGGCCGCGGAGACGGTCACCGCCGTGCAGCAACGCCTCGACATGCAAACCTTCATCTACGTCTCGAACTTTGCGAAGGCGATGAAGCGCTGCGGCGAAGTGTGGCTCGGCATGGCCCGCGAGGTCTACGTCGAAGAGGGCCGCACGATGAAGACCGTCGACGCCGAAGGCGGCGCGTCTGCCGTCGAGCTGCTGAAGCCGACCATCGGCAACACGGGCGCAGTCGAGATGGAGAACGACCTCTCGCGCGCACGCTTCGACGTGGCCGTTGAAGTCGGCCCATCGTCGCAGAGCAAACGCACCGCAACAGTGCGCGCGCTCACGCCGCTCATTGCGGTTGCCTCCGACCCGCAGACGAAGGCCGTCCTCGAATCTATCGCGATGATGAACATCGAGGGCGAAGGCATCTCCGACGTGCGCGCGTTCTTCCGCAAGAAGCTCGTGCAGATGGGCGCGGTGAAGCCGACCGAGGAAGAGGCGCAGGAGATGGCCGCAGCCGCGCAGAACGCGCAGCCTGACCCGCAAGCGCTCTACCTGCAAGCCGCCGCGCAAGAGGCGCAAGCGAAGGCGATGAAGGCGCAGGCCGACACGCAGCTCGCGATCGCGAACTCCGAGAAGACGAAAGCGGAAACTGTCAAGACCCTTGCATCGGTCAACATTTCCGCACAGGATCAGGCTATCAAGACCGCCGAAGCGATAGCGCGAGCCACTTCCGCGCAACCGCCAACGCAGTCGTAAGGCACCCGGCGAGCCTATCGCCGAGCAGAGGGCACGATGGAAGACACCGAAGAGACGACCGAAGAGACGAGCGCGATCGAGACGCCAGAGGGCGAGACGCCCGAGACATCGCAGGCCGACGAGACTACGCCGGAGGCCGCAGCGGCAGACGAAGACGCGATCGACGATGAGGTCGAGGTCAGCATCGGCGACAAGCCGGTGCAGGCCGAGGAGCCGAAGCAAGCCGCCCCCGCATGGGTGCGCGAGCTTCGGCGACGAGAGCGAGAGCTTCAGCGCGAAGTGCGCGAGCTTCGAGCCAAGGTACAGACGCCGCAGGTCGAGAACCAGCCGCCTGCGGTCGGCGCGAAACCCAAGCTCGAAGACCACGACTACGACGCCGAGAAGTTCGAAGCAGCGCTCGCGAGTTGGTTCGAGCGGAAACGGCAGGCTGACGAGCACGCCGCGAAGCAGAAGCAATCTGAGGAGCAGCAGAAGCAGGCATGGCAAGCGCGCCTTGACGCCTACGGGAAGGCGAAAGCCTCCCTCCGCGTGCGCGACTACGAGGACGCCGAATCAAGCGTCACCGAGTCGCTCAACGTCACGCAGCAGGGCATCATCGTTTCAGGCGCGGAGAACCCTGCACTCGTCACCTACGCCATCGGCAAAGACCCCGCCAAGCTCAAGGAGCTTGCGGCCATCGCAGACCCCGTGAAGTTCGCCTTCGCGGTCGCCAAGTTGGAGACTCAGCTAAAAGTGAACCCACGCAAACCCGCCGCCGCTCCCGAGGTCATCGTCAAGTCGACGACTCGCCTTGCGGGCGGTTCTCATGACCAAGTTCTCGAACGTCTGTACGACGAGGCCGACAAGACCGGCGATCGCACCAAGGTGATCGCCTATAAAGCGAAACTCCGAGCGCAGACGAAGTAAAGTTTAGGAAATACGACAATGGCAAACTCATTCAGCAAAGAAGAAAAGGTCGCCTTCGATCAACTCCTCGAAGGCTTCAACGACGCGCTCGTGATGAGCCGCAACGTCAACGTTTACAACTACAACCAGACCGACGCGGCCCGCACGACCGCGATGCCGACGAGCGTCTCGCCGAACTATGGAACGGTCTGGCGTCCGCAGCCGTACATCATGCCGAGCGTGACGAGCGTTCCCGGCACCCCGGTTACGTTCTCGGATAAGACGCAGCTCACGGTGCCCGCGTCGATCACGAACCTCAAGACCGTCGCTTGGGGCATGACCTCGACCGAGCTTCGCGACGCGCTTCAAGAGGGCCGTCTCGCTCAGGGCGCGAACCAGAAGCTCGCCTCCGACATCAACGTCGCGGTGATGCAGACGGCGACCGCCCTCGGCTCGCTCGTCGTCACGACCGGCACCCCGGCGGGCTCGTTCGACGACATCGCGCTTTGCGATTCGCTCATGAACGAGACCGGCGTCCCTGGCGATTCGCGCTACCTCTCGCTCTCCTCGCGCAGCTACAACGGCCTTGCGGGTAACGTCGTCGGCACGACGCGCTCCTTCGGCGCGAACAACCGTTCCGACAAGGCGTTTGAGCGCGCTTACGTCGGGATGGTGTCGAGCTTCGAGACGTACAAGCAGGACTACGCGCTTCGCAAGACGGCCTACGCTGGCGGCGCTCTCACCGTCAACACGCTCAACGCTGGCGGCAACGTCAACTACGTTCCGCTCGCGACGAACACCGGCGTCGCTGGCATTCTCAACGTCGACAACCGCTTCCAGACGATCACGCTTTCGAGCAACGTCGGCGTGGTGGCGGGCGACGCCTTCACCGTCGACGGCATCGAGGCGGTGCATCTCATCACGAAGCAGCCGACCGGCCAGCCGAAGACGTTCCGCGTCGTCAGCGTTGGCGCTGCGAACACGGTTGTCATCACGCCGCCGATCATCAGCGCCGACAACGCGCCGACCGAGGCCGAGCTTCAGTACAAGAACTGCGAGCGCGCTGGCGTCGGCCTCGCTGCTGCCGCGATCACCTTCCTCAACACCACGACCGCCGATTACAACTGCTTCTGGCACAAGTCGGCGATCGAGCTTCTCCCAGGTCGCCTTGCGATCCCCGAGAACGCCGGTGTCGCGGTCATGCGCGCGTCGACCGACCAGGGCATCGAGGTCGTCATGCAGAAGCAATTCGCCATCTCGACGAGCCTCACGAACTACCGCGTTGACGTGCTCTTCGGCACGGCTCTCCTGAACCCGGAGATGGCGGGCATCCTGCTCTTCGACCAGTGAGCAATCGCTGAGCGAGAAAAGTTGGGGCGGCTTCGGTCGCCCCTTCTTTTTTCTTGCGTCGTGCTAGGATGCCGCCATGCCGCTCACCAAGGGATACTCGAAGGCGTCTGTGTCGAAGAACATCTCGAAGGAGATGAAGGCCGGGATGCCGCAGAAGCAGGCCGTCGCCGTTGCGCTGAACACCGCGCGCACCGCCGCGAAGAAGGCGGGCAAGCCGTCGAAGGGGCCGAAGGCTGCGCCGAAGAAGGGGAAGTGAGATGCCCCTCGTCTACCGCAAGACCAAGCACGGGCTCGAATACCGCAATGAGGCCCCGCACCTCGTCGCCAAGCGCGTCGCCGAAGGCTGGTGCACGAGCAAGGCCGACGCACTTGCGCCGAAGCCCGCTCAGCCTCCCGTGTCCGTCGCTGCTGCTGACGCGCCCGCGCTCGACGTGAGCGACGACAACGCGCCACCGACGCGCGACGAGATGGAGCGCAAGGCCGCCGAACTCGGCATCAAGGTCGACAAGCGTTGGAGCGACAAGACGCTTGCAGAGCGCATCGACGAAGCGCTGAAAGGCTAACCTATGGGCTACACGAAGCGGCAGTACATCGAGGCGGCGCTGACCGAGATCGGCCTTGCCGATTACGTGTTCAACTCGACCCCGCAAGACCTCCAGACGGCGTTGCGTCGTCTTGACGGCATGATGGC